GCAAGGACCCGTTAATATCGCGAGAGGGTTAACGGAGATGGACGTTTATAACTTACTTGGGGTTAACTATAGAAGGCCTAACGAAAGAAAGGGGTGGGACCGTGTATAAGAAAATCTTGATAATAGCTCTAATACTGATGGGTTTAACCGGAACTGCGAATGCGATGAACTTGAAATTATCTGAGCATTTTTACCAAAAAGAATTTACCTGCCATTGCGGATGCGGAGAGACAAAAGTCGATATGACGTTGATAATAAAGCTCGAAGAACTCCGGACGGCTTTAGGAAATAAGCCAATAATCATTACCAGCGGATATAGATGCCCGCTACATAATAAGAGATGCGGTGGAGTTAAAAATAGCCAGCACCAATACGGGAAGGCCGCGGATATAAAAGTCGTAGGGATGAGCCCCTCTTATATAGGAAAGAAGGCACGCGAAATAGGGTTCAGTTTCGTAAAAGTCTATAGCGGATGGGTGCACGTTGACGTGAGGTAAAATAATTAGAGATAGATGATAATATTTATAGATGATGGCTATAATAAGATGGAAGGGAGAAAAGAAAATGGACTTAACCAAATATGAAAATAAAATGAAGTATCCAGAAGGACTACCAAAGCCTTTTCTGAAGCACGACCATACTTCAGCCGAGGCTCAGGCCCATACTAAAGCACTGAAGATTTATGAAGAAAAGCTACCGGCTTATAGGAAAGCTAAACAAGATTATCGCGATGAAGATAATCGCCTGACTGAACTTTTTAAGATAGATGCCTTCAAGGAATTAGGGGTAGAAAATCATCCTAAGAAAGACGTCTTATGGAGTCTCGCTTATGATGACGGCCATAGTGAAGGACTTAATGGTATTTGGTACGTGATGCTTGAATTAGTGGAGTTGATGAAATGAAAAAAGAAGATAGCGGATGTAATGGATACTACTTATCTAATGACGGAAAACGTTGCGAGATGTCTCCGAATCCTACCGGAAAAGTTTCTATAAAGAATTGTAAATCCTGCACCTGTCCGGGTAATAAATACGATAAGGAGAATTGATATGAGTGAAGACGGAATGACAGGATTTGGCGGAAGCGGAACGCAGCTCAGGATGTCAGTTAAAAGTCCTACTGTTCCGGAGGCTAAGAAGTTAACGATGGAGGATGTCTTTGGAGAGTTTGACTATAAGACCCTTACCCGAATATCTAAGGGAATGGTTATAGCATCGGGTATGCCGGACCATAAGACGCGATGTCCCATTTTTAAGGATGTCTTACCCTATAAATCAGTAACAGTCGTTTGCAAGCCCAGTCAGGTCCTTGAAGTTAAATATTGGCTTGAATATGTCCACGGAGGCGGGTCAGTTTCTAAGATTAAAGTTTTACCCGACAACAGGGTAGCAATCAGAAGTGACTATCAATGTTGGTAGAGAGGAGGTGAAATGATGGCTAAGAAAATTAAAGCCCCAGAAGTGATTGCTGAAGAGAGTTTCGGCGGGTCAAAGGCGTCTCATCCGTTCTTTAGCGTGATAAGTGATGATGCTTATATCGGCTATTGCACCGCGATTTTAGTCCGTGATAATCCGAATTCAGGATTGAATTCACAAGAATGGTTTAACGTGGTGAAGAAATTACACTCAGAAGGCAAACTATAAGGAGGGTTTCAGATGTTAAAGTTGAATAGCAACGGCGGGATAGAAGTAGAGTTTCCTGAAAAGGAATCTGATGTCAGGATGAGTAATTGTAATAAATGCGGTCAACCCATCCATTTCACCAAGACACAGCGCGGAGATAAAATCATAATCTCCAAAACTAAAGAAGGGAAATGGGTAGCGCATTATACGATGTGCCGACCTGAGTTAAAGCCCGGATATAAGAGTATTGATGACGTCTTATTTATAAAGGAGATGAGGATTCTCTGGCAGGAGAGCAAGAGTCGCCGGGCCATAGGAAGAATCATCCGTGAGTATTTCGGGGATAAGAGAGCGGAGCCGATAATCAATAAGATGCAGGAGAAAATTGAATGAGCAGAACTGATACGAGCCTATATTTAACTGATGAGCAATATCTGGATTTATTGAAGAAAATCCGTAAAGATTTAGATAGTCTTCGGGAAGTATTTTCAGATGATTGCACGATTACCGGAATGAAGCATACTGTAAGTAATGTAGGCTTATGCGCCGGAGTCGAGACTGAATTAGGGTGGTCTAAAGATAAATATACCACGCGTGAAACAGCGATGTGGCCTAAAGATTTTGATAAGATAGGCAAGGTTAAATGGCCTTATCCACAGCAGTTCACGATGAAATATCGGCAGGATAAGCACCGTTGCCCTTTAGATAATCGAAAGAAGGGTGGGTTAAACGGGTGCTTTTATACCTGTATGATATTTAAGCCCGTTGGCTTGTCAGCGGTTCCTACCATCGAAGAAATTAAAGTAATGTATGATAAACAAATAGCCTTAACAAAGGCTAGAATAAAAGGAGGCAACGATGCAAAAGGAAATTTATGATTTTCCTACTGAGCTGAAATCGATAATGCTCGTAGGAGGGAAAAAGATACCAGATAGGAAGGCAGTTGTGAGGACTGATACCGGCACGGTCTTAGGACTGGTCGGTAATGATTATAAAATAGTTCCTCATAAGCGTGTAGTCGAGACGTTCGAGAATCTTGATTCTCTTAAACGTGTTCGGATGGATGTTTGCCAGAACGGCGCGGTCTTGATTGCCCGGTATGATATAGGGAATACCGAGAAGGCAGTCGCGGTTAATGACGTCGTGAAATTTCAACTCCGCGTATTTAATTCGATGAATAGCCAGTTTGGAGTCGGGTTTGAAGTGGTAGCGCTCCGGTTAAAATGCTTAAACGGATTGATAGTCCCGAAGACGGTTTCCCGGCTATCATTCAGGCATTTCGATAATGCCCGAGTGAATGAATTACCGGCTTTGATAAATTCTCGGATGGGAAGTCTTGAGCCTACTGTCTCAACTTGGCGGAATTGGATGAAGATAAATCCCACGGAAGAAAGGATTCAGCAATATTTTACTGAAGTTAATATGGGAGAACGGCTTCAGAAAGAATTACTCCCGAAGGCCGTTGAAGACGGACGGAAAGAGGGGGTTTGGGGCGTGTTTAATACCCTAACCTATTACATCACTCACGATATTAAAGTCCGCGGTGATGGACAGAATAAGGCCCTGAGCCAGAGGGCAAAGGAGCATGACCTGTTGACAAAGTTCTATAGTTTTAATTGGAATTAAAATGGGAAGAACTTGTCATAAGCCAGTTGTTTTACCGAGTGAATGGCGATGGTGTAGACGTCATCAAACTTGGTGCGGGAAGAAGAACTGTAAAAATAGAAAGAAGGATTTAAAATGATTGTTACCGACCGAGAAGTATTGAAGAAGATATCGCGAGAAACGTCCCCTTCTGAATGTCAAGAAATTCGGATATTCGAGAGATTGGAGAAAGCATTACTGGCGTCTCCGCGGGAAGGAGTTGGTTTAGCCGCGATTCAGATTGGCGAGCCTATCCGGGCTTGTATAATCCGTTACACCAAATCCGCTACAGAGCAAGACCACTATCCTGTAGAACTTCATTTGAATATGATAAATCCGGTCATACTTGAGCGCAGCAGGGAGATAATCGGAGTAGAGGGTTGCTTATCCTTGCCCGGCGTATCGGTTAATGTTGAACGTGCACAGCAGATTACCTGCCGATGGATGAATGAAGACTTATCTATTCAGGATGCCGTATTTTATGGATTAGAAGCCGTAATCATTCAGCACGAACTCGCCCACTTTGAAGGGAGGACGATTCTGGATGACCAAATTCGGAAGGTTGAAAAGCAAGGTAGAAATGAGCCGTGCCATTGTGGGTCCGGCAAGAAATTCAAAAAATGTTGTGGGAGATAATATGCCAGAACTTAAATGTGGAGTATGCGGACGTCCTGTAAAGAAACTTTCGAAAGAAATGAAGGCGCATCCTAAACTGGCTTGCGGAATATGTCGGTCTAAAGAAACGGAAAGCACTAAAGGCCCTTCTCTATCTCAAAAAACTGATAGTATTAAAGCTAAGGAACAAGAAAAGAACCGGAAGAAAATTCTTGAAAAGAAGCCTAAGCCCGAAGATATAATCCAAGCTTGTTTTAGAACTCTTTCAAACGAGCCGTATTTATGGGATATGCGCGGGTGGCATAAATATAAAGATATCGATGAGGTCGGTGCATATATTGATAATCCTGAGTACAAGAATAGCGGGTCTTGCCAGCATTGTATAGAACTTCTTAAGTTCTATTCGGTTGACAAGGAACTTATCATTCAGGCCATAATGTCAAATCCTCATATTCAATATAAGGATAGAATCGTTCCTTGTATGATAGAGGGAATCGTTTGTGAGAAGGTCGAGAAACAAGGGCATTATGGTGATGGCATTTGTAATAAATGTAATGGAGAGCCAGAGCCCATCGAGTTTGAAATTACGACGTCTAAAGGGAATAAAGTCAGAGTAAGATTTGATAGGGTATTTAATAATCATTTCGATTTTTATGGTCCTACGATTAGCGAGACTGGCTATAGAAGTGATTTTCACGGGATGGGAAAACTGGATATCGATGATGATAAAATTCCTGAATACGCTAAGATAATAGCCGATAAATTAGAGATTGAAGTTGAAATAGCGGCTATAGTTAAAGCACGGAAAGAGGTGCGAGGGAAGAAGAAGAAAGGAAAGAAATGTTAATACATCCTATAATTGAAATCCCTAATGGTCAAGCTTGCCAGAACGGGCCTACTGAGAATTATAGATGCAGGTTTTTGCTGTTCAAGAGCTATTGTATTTTATTTGACGAGAAAGCTGATGTTAATCAGAAATGTAAGAAGTGCATAGAACGAGGACAGAGAGATAATCCCTAAGGAGGATGAATGAAAGACTTAATTTATTATGCTCATAGTAAGTTAATTTATGGAACTACGCGAGAAGAAAAAGAACGAGCATATCTTGAAAAATTATTCAAAGTCATTTGCCCTAATCGCGATATGGGAGAACGAGGTAGCATCGACCCTTATCTTGATATGGTAAGCCAATGTTCGGCGGTTATATGCTCTGAGTATGAAAAGCATATCGGGAGAGGAGTATTTTCAGAGGTAGAACACGCTTTAAAATTAGGCAAGCGCGTTCTATGCATAAGAGGAGAGCCGGGTGAATATATTCTCCATCCGATTCAAGGGATTAAAATTATAGATGAGAATGACTGGCGATATTTCTACGGGAAAATTATTTTGATGAAAATTAAAGCTCATTCTCGACGGAAAATATCCAAATAATCCCTTGACGTCCTATTATAATATGTTATATTATATTATAGATAGAGGAGATAACAGAGAATAAGGGAACAGAGCCAGAAGGAGGAAGAGATGGAAAAGATACAAGAAAAAAGATTAGAAGTTTTAGAAGGGTATGACGGGTCATATAAAGACAACGGGGAAAATTCCCACTTTTTCGATGACGGATGGTTACATATAGTCCATAACAAAGTTAGACACTGTATATGGATTGGGGAAGATAAAGGGAATGATGAAAAATTACAGAAAAGAATCTACGAGGAGGCTATAAGACTCCTTGACCTGAAAGCCCCGGCATATAAAAATCCTGAACCGAAACACGAAGTCGGAGATGTCTGGAAAGATGATTTTAACTATAAAAAGCCGTGGAAAGTCCAGTTCCCCAAAGGAATCGCAGGATTCAGGACTAAAAAACAAGCCCGAGCTATGGCTAATCTTATATAAGGAGGCTTATAATGAAAGTAAACATTTGCGATATATGCCACCACGAAAAAGGAATCAGAAGAATAGGAAATTGGAGACTAAGTTTCAGGAACCGGGCTATGGGGATGACGATAGCTCTGGATGCCTGTAATGAACATAAAGATTGGATGAAAAAACATAAAACTTTTGATGAGGCTCAGAAAGCGGTTAATGAATTATATATGAAGCCTACATTAAAACTGGAAGGAGAGATAACGGGATGAATAAAATCATAAAAGAATTTAAGAAAGATTTAGAACAGATTGAAACTTCCGAGGCAAGCGGGGGAGCGATATATACCATCCCTGAAGAATGTTTTAATAACGGCAACCGATGGATAGCTGAAAGGAAACTCGACGGGACCCGTCTCAAGTTCCATATAACAGAAGAGGGTAACCGAATGGATACCCGTCGGATATCTGAGAGGTCAAATAAATTTATGGAACGGACTAATAATTTCCCCCACCTACGCGACCTCCCCCTATTTGAAAGATTTGGAGATACGATTCTGGACGGAGAAGGAATCGCACCCGTTGAAGAAAACACGATGGGCGAAACTCAGAGTATGGTAGGAGCGAGCCCGGAACATTCGTGGGAACGGCAGGAAGAAATCGGACTCCTGAAATACAGGGCCTTCGATATCCTAAAATATCGCGGGAGAGATTTAAGAGGTATGCCTTTTGAGAAACGTCGGATTATCTTGGAATCAATAACGGCAGAAATAAAAGAATTTCATCCTGATACCACGATAGAGATTCTCGAACAGGTCATAGCTGATAAAAAGAAATTTTACGAAGGTGAGATAGCCATAGGTCGCGAAGGAATAATGTTAAAAGACTTAGACGCGGTTTATGGGGATATCCACGGACTGATAAAGGTCAAGAAACATATCAGGTTGACGATGATAATTACAGGATTTAAGCCCGGAGCCGGAAAACATCTTGGGAAGGTTGGTAGCGTAGGTATAGGATTTTTCGGAGAAAAGCAACTAACTTTCGCCGGAGGATTATCTGATGTCTTACGTCAGGATATGCAGGATAATCCGAAAAATTATCTTGGACAGGTGATAGAGATTGAAACCCAAGAATTTACCACTACAGGGTCGCTAAGACACCCGCGAGTCGTGGGAACATCAGAGAACAGGGACTCAGGAGATATACAAAGGGAGAAGGAAAGAATTTTCAGAACCGATAAGAGGCCTGAAGATTGCGGACGGAATCAGAATATAAAAGTAGCATAGCAAGAAGGGAGATACCAGAATGGAAGAAGTCAAAATGGACTACGGAGAAGCAGAGAAGATACTACAGAAAAGATTAAGACCGATGGCAAGAAGTCTCGGAGAACAGTTAGGGAAGAATAAGAATTATCCACTAAGCGCGGAGAATTTCCAAATAGATATCGCGCCTACAGTTAGCCATTGGGCCGGACAAAGTGACTATTCAAAAGTTAACCTAGCGATAGAAACTACTGAATATCCTAAAATTCGCCGGCGGGTCAACGGGATAGAGACTAAAGGCGGAGACCTGAAAGACCTCAAGGACAAGATTAAAGAGATAATCGCGGAGAGTAAAAGAACCCGCGCCAAGAAAGAATCTGAAGCTAAAGAGCAAAAAGATAAATGTAAGGCCTTGATGCTGAAATTCAAGGAATTTAATCCCCGGAATGAAGGATGGGGAATAACAATCCGGAGCAGGAAGCTCCGTTTCGAGATTAACGCGTATAGAGATGAAGTAGAAGTATATTTTTCAGGGAAGACTGACGAAATCGCAGATGTCTTGAGGAGGCTTGGATGAGAAAACGGACGATATTCCCTTGCTGGGATAAAGGTAAGAAAAGTTATAAGCACGGAGGACGGGTTCAATGCGATATCTGTAAATCCTTCAAAGGGGTATATGCCCGTAATTATTTCCGGAAGGATAAAGAAGGCAATAATTTTCTGAAATTATTCAGACGATGCGCGAATTGTAGGAGCGTAGAAATAAGTAATAATTGGAAGGGCGGAATTTTGGAACAGAGGATATCAATCAAGGATGAGCAGGGTAATTGGGTTCCGGTAGATAAAGTCAGAAAGAATAGCTTATAATAAGCTGTTAATGGCTATAATAGGATAAGGAGGAATGAGAATGAAACTAATAACGGTTAAAGAGTTGAAGATTTTAGGGAATGGGGTCGCGGAAGAAGGTAGGTTCGCACTTGAGCATATCCATATTACTAAGGATTATGCCGAGGTCACGGATGGTAAGATGATGATACGGCATAGAATCGCAAATCCGAATTATAAAGTCGAACTGAAGGACAAGAAAAGCGTTGTAATATCTCCGGCCAGTTTGACTGGAAAAGAAGTTGAAATTACCATTAACGATAAAGAGATGGCCACTAAGTCTCTTACCGGGACGATGGTAAGTCTTAATCCAGTTGACGTCGAATTTCCCAATACTGACGGAGTGTTGAAGGATGCTAAGAATGAAAAGACGGTTATTAAAATTGCCATTAGCCAGAGGCTTTTAGAAAAGGTTTTAAAATCTATCCCTCCGGTTAATAAATACGAAGGGGATGCAATTATATTTGAGTTTAAGGCTCCGGATAAAGCGGTCTATTTCACAAGAGATAATATAGAAGGCCTTATTTTGCCTATAAAATTAGAAGAGGAGAATAAATAATGTTAGAAGCTCAGAAGTTATTTAAGCCCGGTAAATGCTCTAAATGTAGAGCCAAGATTGAAGCAGGAGAAGTCGTTTTGGTCGAGACTCAGCCCGGAGGCCAGAGAAAAGAATACTGCCGGTCTCACGGGACTGATAGGTTAATAGCTGAAAGACAGCATATTTTCAAAATAGAGAAGGAAATCTATGGAAACGGTGGCTCATAAAATTCTACGGAAGTGTCTTAAATGCAAAAAGGTAAAAAGTCTTAATGAGTTTGACATTGATAAAAGATGCGAATTAGGCCGGCGGAAGACTTGCAAGACTTGCGCGAGAAAGATATTGAAATTATGGCTTGATAAAAACGGCAGAAAGCGTAGAAAAGAATTATATCTTAGGAATAAATTTTGGAGATTAGCCCATCCTAAAGAAAGGTATATCGGCAAAGCAAGATATTATAGAAAACATCGGATGGGTAAAATAAATTCTCGGGTTAAATGGACGGGGCCAGATATTAAGATTATTATGGAACATAAAATTCCTGATGTAGCCTTATCTAAACTTTTAGGAAGGTCGGTTCAGGCAATTCAGATTAAAAGAAATGAAGTTAAATATGAAGGGATTAAATGATGCTACCATTCTCTTGTAAGCCTAAAGGTTTCATAGGAGTAGGTCTTCCGCGGGATATACCCCTAAAACAGCCTCAAATCCCTTACAGCGTGGTTACTGTAAGGCAAACGCGAGGTCAACCATATAGGACCCCTATTAAAGTTATAGGAGTCGTGAATTTTAATAAAACGAGGATTATAGATGAGAACAAAATATAAACGGAAGCCAGCTACAATATGGCAAATATCTTATTATAATGCTCAGCAAAGATGCCAGAATCCGAAATGTCCTGACTATAAAAACTATGGAGGTCGTGGGATAAAACTTTTAATGTCATCGAAAGATTTCCAAAAGCTTTGGGTCCGAGATAATGCTGAGATAATGAGAAAACCGAGTATAGACCGTAAAGATAATGATGGAAATTATACTTTTGAAAATTGTAGATTTATAGAACTTAGAGATAATGTTAGAAGAGAAACGATAGGTAAGAAATTTGATGAATCTCATAAAAAGAATTTATCTATATCTCAACAAATAAGGCGGAATCGAGAAAGAAACTTAATGGTTAAAGCCATAGGGAGGCGAAGTGGAAGATAATCTCTCTGATGAATTAAAGATTGCGGAGCCGGTAAAGGAACCCGAAAATAGGCGGATGTCAGCTCTTATGCTTTCCCTTTTGATGATGGGCTATTTTAAAAATATGGGAATAGGCGGCCCTTTCCGAAGGCGTAGCTATGGTCCTGATGCGGACGATGGAGTGATAAATCCTCCCCAATCTGAAGAATCAAAACAATATCATCTTAAACGCGCTGAAGAAAGGCGAGAAGCTAAGAAATTAAAGAGGTTACAAAGCCATAAGGAGGAATGATGAATCAAGACCAGAGGAAATACTTAATAGCGCAGGTAGAGGATACTTGCCGAGAGCAGATAGAGGCTTTAGAGGAACAGATTCCTGATAAGCCCTCTTTAAATAATTATATCATAGCCGCCTTTTTGGATAACAGTATTCAATTCGCGGACATTGAAAAGCTTAAAAAGAAAATGCGGACTTTAGTCCTTAAATTAGGCTCATCCGAAGAACTGGTTAAGAGCTCTGATGAGCATAGATATTACGGAGCCAGAAACAGAAAGAAGGATGAAGATTATGCTGATATTGTAGAGATACCTGCTGAAGATATCTTCATAATTCCCCAAGCGTATTTAGAGGCTCTTGCTGAATATGATAAACAAAAAGAAGGTCTTGAAAAGAAGATTAAAGACCTTAAGAATGTTGAGAAGACCATAACTTTAAAACTTCAAATCGGGTCCGCGGCTACATTAGATAAATTAGTAATGCAGGTTGACAATATGGGCGACTTAAATCTGGTAAATACTCAGTTATCTCTTGAGGATAAAAGATAATGATAAAAATTGACCAATACCATATCTTAATAATAAATGAGATAAAGAAAAGACCTACTGTAAAGTCGAAAGTTTTAAGTAGAGTATCTGGTCACTTCTGGCACGGATGGGTCTCTCCGGATTTTATACTTCATTCTAATAATATTAAATGGTCAATGGAAGAATTGATTAAAGCAGGAATAATAGAATTTATTCCTAAGATGCCAATGAAAGTTTTGAAGGAGGTTAAAATTGGATAGCATAATCTATAAACTTCCTAAAGACGTCTCCTTATCAAGACATCTTCAAGAAAATGCTGAATGCGGAGCGTATTTAGACGTCCGACTTTATGGTATTCATTATTATATTCCAGTAACTAAAGAGATAAAGAAGCAGTTCGGTCTTGTTGAGAGGCACGGGAAGATTACTTATACTAATTATAAAGCATATAACAGGCTTGAAGAGATAAGCAAGATAATTTTGGACAGCCTATATCTACAAATGCGCGATACGGTATGCGGAGAGATAGAAGGAAGTCTTGACCAAGAATTGAAAGAAGGATTTTCTAAACTTTTTGAAAAATATCTACATAAAAGGGTAAAAGCTGAAGTCGTTAAAAAATTACCTAATCAAAGGACTAAAGATGTCAAAAGCATTAGCTAAAATCAAGCATAAAAAATTAAGCATTCATAAACACGACGGCTTAATCTCTAAATATATAAAGGAACATAATATCGATGTTCAAATCGGCGATATGGTTATCGCGGATGACGGAGATACTTTCCGGGTCCAAGCTTTTAAACGGGACGGAGTTGAACTTTGGGAATATGATTATGAGCATTGTGAAGCTAAAGAAAGAACTTGGCATAGATATAGCACTATTGAATATCGGGAATTTAACGGTAGATATATTAAATTAGACAAACCCGTAGAAGAAATTGAAAAAGAAGTTCTCGATAAATGTAAAAACGTGGAGTCTCTTGACCCCGATAACGAGAATAAAGATAAGAGTGATTCTCACGAACTCCAGCCGGGGCTTAATAAAGAAGTTCTGATATCGATGCGTAACGTGATGGATGAGCGTCGTAAGAATTTCGAGATAATGGAGAGGATTCTTGAAGGGAAACGTAGGTGGTTAAATAGTTACGTTCACGAGATGAGTAAAAGGATAGAAAAGATTCAAAAGGTCATAGACGTCATCGAGCTTTATCTCGGGATAAATGAAGAAATAGTAGAGATTAAAGATGGAGAGCAAGCCCCGCAAGATACTCCGATAATCTTTAGACAGCAAATACTTTATATGGACGAAGAAGTAGGCGACCCGGCAGATAAAGGTCTTGATTTTAGAAAGATAGACCAGTTCGATGAATGGGTAACCAAGCCTGAGAACCTTAAAAGAATGCTACCTGAAATCCGCGGCGTCGTGATAATTAAACCTCGCAGATATGAAAGAGATTACGGACATTGGTATATAAATTCAGTCTATAATGCCGAGAATAAAAGAACCTATATTCTTATCCGTAACGGAGAAAGAGTCTATCGGATAAATTCCGAGAATCTTCAGGTATCGACAAGATTATTCCCGGTTAGAGATGAATTTGAAGAAAAAATAATTAAGGAACGGCACGGATATTACGATGAAGAAAGAGTAAAGGGTAATAAGTTTGATTATAAGAAAAACGCGCTAATGATGCAAGGACTCATCGACCGAACGAACGTTTTCTATCCACACAAGCCTGATTTAAGTATATTTGACCCTAAAACTTGGGCTGATGGCTCGATACAATTTATTCACGATGACGAAGTTGCGCTACCTCCTCAGAAACAATACTGGAAAGACTGGCATAAAGAAATAAATTCTCATATTCAGCGCGGGTCCAGAATCTACTTTGCCGGCGCGATGGAGCGGAAGGAAATGAGTTATTATGTAGATTATCAATTCAAGAATACTGCTAGTTGTCCTCATAGCGGAGTTTATAAAGTAGTTAATGCTTTCGAAGCAGGAGACGAGCAAAAATATAGATTCAATCCCGGGAATAAACTTATCTCCTTTATTTACAATCCTAAAGATACAGTACGGCCCGGATGGGGTGATTCTTGGAGAGATGAGCACGAGAGGAAGAAGGGAATTACTTTTACCTGTTGCCCTGATGAGGATTTCGTCCTGAATTATGACCGAATTTCACTTGAAGACGTAGAATATTATATAAATTCCCGGATTGACCGCGAAAATTACCTATCGATGATACCCGTTTTATGGGCGATAAAGAAGGAACGGATTAAAGAAATTGAATGGGAAAAGCATTTTGTAAAGTTAGTTGCCGACCGAACTGGAGTTGCTCAGGAGCAGGTCTGGAAAGCCGTAAACTGGTGGAAGTATAAGAATATTTGGAAACGTCCTATCCGCGAGGAAGACGCTAAAGCTCTCAGGATGATTGAACGGAAAGCCGTAAATCCTAAATTATGGAGTAAGAAAGATGTCTAATCAGATGAAAAATCTTGTTGATACTCTTAAAGAGAATCAGCAGGACTTTGAGTTCTATCCGACTACTAAAGAAATCATCTCTAAAGTATTCCGCGCCATTAAAGATTTAGGTGACAGCCATATTGAACTTTTAGATATCGGAGCGGGCGATGGTAACTTCTTCAGGATTTTTGAGGAGGTAAATGTTCCCGGCAAAGATGGTCGCGATATCTCCTTGACTAAATATGCTATAGAAAAGAGCTTGATTTTAGTCGGTCGGATGCCAAGCGATATATTCGTAGTCGGGACTGATTTTGATTCTCAAACTCTGATTGACAAGAAAGTAGATATCATATTTTGTAATCCGCCGTATCTTGAATATGAGAGGTGGGCTCTTAAAATAATCAAAGAAGCCAATGCTAAACATTTATTCTTAGTTATCCCTGCGAGATGGAAAGAAAGCGAGATGATTAAGGATGCTTTAGAAAAACGCAGGCCCGGAGTTAAAGCATACAAGATTATCGGCTCGTTTGATTTTCAGGAGTCTAATTTGAGGCCTTCGAGGGCGAAGGTAGATATCCTCCATATCGATTTAAAAGGCGAAGATTATCGCCAAGACGGCCCTGAAGTTGACCCTTTTGATTTATGGTTTGACGAGACGTTCAAGATAAATGCTGATAAAGAAAAGTCGTATAGTTATGATGATAGCCAGAAAAAACGCGAGGAGATTCACAGCTCGTCTTTAGTTGAGGGTCATAATCTGATTGAACGTCTTGAAGAACTTTATGAAGAAGAACTAAAAGAATTGTTAAACACTTACAGAGCTATCGAAACTCTTAATCCTTCTATTCTGAAAGAGCTTGATATCAATATTGAAGGCGTAAAGAAGGGATTACGGATGAAGATAGAGGGCCTGAAGAATCTTTATTGGCACGAATTGTTCGATAATCTTGAAAAACTTACTGACCGGCTCACTTCTAAAAGTCGTAATGAGATGTTGAAGACCCTGACCGACCACACTAATATAAATTTTACGGCTCATAATGCCTATGCAATCGTAATGTGGGCTATCAAGAACGTTAATCAATATATCGATAAGCAACTTTGTGAAGTATATCGTGAGTTAACCGAGCCGTGCAACGTGAAAAATTATAAATCTAATAAAAGGATGGTTGAAGACAGGTGGCGATATAATCAAAATGCTACTCATTATACTCTTGATTACCGGATTGTGTGCGAACGTCATTATTGCTTTTCTCGGGACACTTACGGGAAATATGATTATCCTGATGGACTTCATAAAGAACAGCATAATTTCTTGAACGATATCTGTACGGTAGCTAAAAATTTGGGGTTTTACGTTACGGAACGGACATCAAATTTTCAATGGGAGCCCGGCTCTCCTCGTGACTTTAATTTTCTGAGAGGAGAATCTTCTGAAGTATTTATGAATGTCCGCGCCTATGTTAAGGGAACTATCCATATTAAATTCAATCAGGAGTTTATGAAGGCATTGAATATTGAAGCATCACGTTTAAATAAATGGGTTAAGTCTCCGCAGGAACTAAATGAAGAAACTGATATAAGCCTTGAAGAAATAGTTAAACATTACGGTAAGAATATCAAAATAGTTCCGAGTTCTATACCGTTATTAAGTCATAGTGGGATGAGGAAAGATGCCTAAAGATTATCAAATAGATTTATGCCGGTCATTCTACTCTGGACTTCGTAAGAGTATAAAAGGCGCTCCGGTAATGGTCGCGTTAAAGCATACTTTTGGATGGGCCGTAGAGTCTAAAGACGGTAGTTTTTATCAAGAATATTGTGAGCAAACCCATTGTTCTTGGTGCGTTAAAGCGGAGGGTCTTTTAAAATGGCACGAAAAAAGTTTGAAGTCAAAATAAGCAAGAAACTCTATGATGCTATGTGGAAGAAAATAGAGGCAACTGATTTTGATTTAAGAAATCTTTATGATAGAGATTTATATAATTATCTCGGAAAGGATAAATGCCCTATTTTAAGGTTGAAAAAGATAAAGTAGAACTGGTAAATCTGGATAAAGTTCTCTGGTTCGGGAAGCATAAAGGGAAGACTATCCGGGCCGTGATTGAGGAAGGGAACGGACATTATATTCAATGGTGCGTTCAGCAAGAAATGTTCGAATTAGATTGCGACGGGGAAGAATTTCTTGGAGAATCTACTCCCGTCAAGGAGGAAAGATGAATATAACTAAAGACGATTATATTTTAGGGGTTTGGTATTGTGAGAAAAATCGAGGAGACCATCAGGGATATTCTTTGATGGTAGTAGCCAAAAATTCTGAATCATTATGGAGTATTCATATACGGAACAAATTTGATAACGGGAATATCAAAGAACAATGCCTCGGATTTGATAATCATCCTTCCGGAGACCAGATGATTGAACGTGCTAAACTTCTTTATGATGTTGCGGTCAATTTCTTTCCCGACTTAAAAGAAGTCATTGATATAAAGGGAGATTATTTTAAGATGATTTTTATGATATCGATGAACGATAAATTGTTTCTAAAAGAGAACTTAGAAGCTGTTTTTCAAGACAAAAGAGTATAAATATCGTTTGACTTCCTGTAATAATCTGTTATAGTTTATTATAGGAAGGGAGAAAAGGGATGAATAAAGAAGAAGCAAAAAGAATAGCAAGACAGAAAATGGATGAGAACGGACTCCAAGATTGGAAAATAAATATTGAGACCGCTTATTCCAGAGCAGGGGTATGTTTCCACTATGAAAAAGAGATAAGATTATCGGAACAATATATCGCGAGGATGCCGGAGATAGAAGTTTTAGATACTATATTACACGAAATAGCACACGCGATACTTCCTACTGGTCACGGGCACGATGAAGTTTGGAAAGCTACTTGTATAAAAATAGGATGCAGGCCACAAAGATGTATCCCTGAAGAATTTAAGATAGAAAAGAAATGGGTTGCGATATGCCCGACCTGCGGGACGAGATTTGGAAGGCAAAAAAGAGTTAAAAGAAGTGATATAAGATGGTGTAGAAAATGCCATAGAAAATATCCTAACGATTTAACTAAATCAAGATTGATATTTCAACCGAATATAGAATATCAGAGGGAGGCATAATGGATATTATCATAAATTCAGACCCGTTAGTCAGGGAAGTTTATACGTTCTGGTTCGCGAACGAATATCATCTATGGTTGGACGTCTATAGATATGAAATAAGAGAGACTACAAGGCATAAATTTAAAACTATAAAAATTTGGAGTAGGCTTGGAGTTCGTGATAGTAATATAAAACTTGGAGATTTTAAATTTGATGATGATATCAAAAATATAGCTAAAGACCAATTATTAAAACAGATTAAAGTTGGACTATGGGAGGATGGAAGATGATGACTTTTATGTTTGAATTACTCCATATGATTTTTAAGAGCACGAAGTCGGATATTCTGATGCATAAAATACATCCTACTCCTGATGGCTACGTTTGCGAGATTGAGGATATCGGGCATGACCATCAGAGATATATTTTAACGATACGGCCTAAAAGAGAAGGTGAACAGATATGAGTGAAATTAAACGGCGCACATTTGAGGCGCTAAACCATCCGAAGGGAAGTCCAGAACGGAACCGGCTTAATGAATCAGTTCTAACGAGTGAGTATATGCCGAGTTATAAATACGTCTTAATTTCAGGGATGCACTTCAGTACATTCAGGACTAAAAGGGAGGCAGAAAATGCTAAAGGAATCTGATTTAATTAGATTTACCGGAACCGAGAATCATTTTATACATCAGCTAACCGGGCTCCGTTATACTGATGGTGTTCAATACGTCGCGGAGAAGGGAAAAGCCTACTGGCTTTTAGATGATATTTTAGCTTTTATGAAATATGATAAAAAATTTAAGAACCCTGATTATCAGGATTTTACAGTCTGGAAACTTAGGGTAAATCCTGATAAGAAAGCAATCCTATCGGCAGAAGACGGGAATGATAATCAGATTTTTAGTCACGAAATACCGTGGACGGATTTTCCAATGGATAAAATTGACCTCTGGTTCGAACAGGGCGTCTTAATTTTATCGAGTGAACATTAAAGGGTCATTACTACGGAATGATTAAAGGAAGAAGGAATAAGACTATGGGGCAATTTGAAAGGGGTAAGTAAGAATGGCTAAAAATAAGATAGCGACATCAGCGAGGTTAAGGGCTACTTTAAAAGTATCTGACTTAGTCGGGATAAATTATGATATGCGTCACTTTCCATTTGGAGGCTTCTTTAGCACGCTTGAGCTGGAACAAATTGCTAAAAGGTTAGAAGAGTTAAAGGCTAAGTCTAAGAGTTGACGGCTATAATAGGATGGAGGACTAAATGAAGGCGAGCAAAAAGATTAAAATAATCGAGAGTAAAACTCTGATGGGATTTATGCTTGATACTGATTTCCCCGATATCCTCCGGACTAATCGGGCTAAAGAAGTATGCGGAGATTGCGAGACTGGCGATAATTCTGCTCAGATGATTACTCTTGATGGTAGACTCTATGTTAATTACACGGATGCTTTAAAAGAATATAAAAGACTCGGTAATATTGACGGAGCTTACGATACGTGCAGGATAGTTCCCGTGAAAATTACCATTGATAAATTAAAATAAAATATGTCTTGACGCGTGGTTATAATATGTTATATTATAATCGTTTTATAAATTCTATCTATGAGGAGGTGAATCCCGTGGCTAATGTAAGTATTTATTTACCGGAAGACGCGAAAGCGCAGGAAATCTTAAAACGCGTTGAGATTAAAAGAGAAGCTTTCGAAAAGGAATTTGGCAGAAAACCTTCTTTTTCCGAGATGGTAATGCTTGGCTTGGAAAAGCTTGTTCAGGTTGAGAAGAAATAATAACATCTTTCTTTGATGTTTGAAAATAAAATCAGAGAGGTCTGATATAATGTTACTATTAAAAGCATCCCCACAAGGGCACAATGGCTATTTTGAGGCCGTTGTAAAAGGCGACCATTTCCAATCTTATGTCAATATCTTAAAAAATATTCCTACCCGTGAATGGGATAAAACTAATTGCGTATGGCGGATAGCTATCCACGATTATGAAATCCTCCGTGAAGAATGTTTAAAAGCTAATCTTAATTCAGTTGATGTAGATTTTCGGCTTAAAGAGATTCTTACCAGTTTCAAGACGTGGGAGCAGGAGACTAAGGCTTTAGCGGATTCTGATGATTGTGAATTGGCAGTTGACCCAGCTATGCCTAAAATCCCTCTGATGAATCATCAGAAAGTCGCGCTTAAATTTTTCTTGAAACGTGGGATAGGAATCAATGCTTCTGAAATGGGAACCGGAAAAACTTTCCCGGCCATTCTTACCTCTAAACATCTCTACGATACTAATAAAATAAAAGATTGTCTTACTGTCTGCATCGCATCTGTTAAATGGAATTGGGTCAGAGAAATTGTTAAATGTCTCGCGCCAAACGGAGCATCTGACGGTGAATATATCTATACTTTTGACCCTGAAACTGAATCTCTTACTAAACGTCCGAGGGTAGAAGGAGACAATTATCCTTTCCTTTTCCGGGTAGTTGAAGGCCCGTCTGAAAGAAGGATTGAAGCCTATTTTTCTAAGGCCCTTTTCAAGATTGTTAATTATGAAATCCTTCGTAATGATATTGACCCTATACTTTATGATACTATTTTTGATTGTATTCTTGTCGATGAAATACATCGGATAAGAACATATTCCGCTAAACAGACCAAAGCACTTTACCAGTTGGGTAAGACAGCAACTTATCGATACGGTCTTACCGGTACCCCTATCCAGAATAAACTTCGCGACCTATATTCAATAATGAAATTTATCCATCCTCACCTTCTCGGTAATTGGTTCGTGTTCGATAACCGATATTGTGAACACGGATATTTCGGTGAAGTAATAGGCCATAAACGCCTTAATGAAATCCACAAAAAACTTCAAACAATAATGGTAAGGCGTCTTAAGAAAGACGTCCTTAAAGACTTGCCCCCTAAAGTCTATAATGATATTTTTATAGATATGTCTTCTGAGCAACGTAAATTCTATAATAAAGTCCGCGACCAAATCCTGACGAGTGATTTTGAAGAGGTAGAAGAAAAAATAAACAAGCAAGCCAATATCCTCGCAAACATAACTTTCTTGCGAGAGGTTTGTGATTCCTGCGAATTGATTGACCCTACTGCTCACGATTCGTCTAAACTTAAAGAGCTACGCCGGATAGTAGAAGACCTTTTAGAGAATGAGCATAAGGTCGTTATATTCTCTCAGTTCGAAAGGATGACAAGAATCATTGAACGAGAATTAAGAGTACCAGCTATAAGACTACACGGAGGAGTCTCTACAGAAGCAGGAGTAAGGGATGCTATGGTATCTGAATTTAAAGATTCTAAGACTAAAAATGTTTTTATAATGACTACTGCAGGAGGAGAAGGAATCAATCTCCAATGCGCGGATTATATAATATTCTTTGACCTTCCGTTTAATCCCCAAGTCATCGCTCAGGTTGAAGATAGGCTTCATCGTAAAGGCCAGAAGTCTACTGTTAACGTAATTAAATTGATTGCTAAAGATACTGTTGAAGACCGGGTATTAGAAATCCTGAAAGCTAAGACCAAACTTTTTAAAGAAGTAATTGACGGGATATCCGAATCTACCGGAGCCCTGACGCAGAAGGAGTTATTAAATGCATTGTAATTATCTCTATCAGGCTGTCAGGATTGCGAAGCATCCTGACTTCTTCCGAAGGGGAGTTCTCCATAGTGTATATCTTACGAAGTAAGATATACTTTATTATATTATTATTTATTTATATTATATATTTATAATATTATATATATTATAAAAACTATAAGGAAAGGGGACGTAAGATGAATAAACTGACGGTTCGCTGGGTTAGCGAAGGGAAAATATTCCACGCGATATTAGCTGATTTAATGGCTACTATTTTAGTAAATAAATTATTACGTAGGGACGAATTGCAGATAATAGCCGAAGAGAACGAAGTCCCTGTTAACGAATTGATAATGTGCGCGTTTGAACAAGATTATCTTCCGGGGTTTTAAAACTATGCCAGAGTTTAAAGTTAAAAAGGGTTTAATAAAGCCCGGAGAAATACCGGTTGAGAATTGGGATACTGACCAGATGTGCGTTTATATGCTTGACCGGTTCAAATTCTCTTACGGGATAGAATCTCGTAGGCCTATAGGCCAGATTAAATGCCATATAAATAAAAAGACTATGGCACGTTTATTCCAGCTTGAAGGCCGTTCAATAGATATCCATCCGAATGAGCTATTTAAAGATTTTATAGATTGGATTATATCTCGGAAGACGGTAGATAATTTCAGGATTTGGTATCTTTCAAAAGAAGAAATAATGGCTGATTTCTTGGACCAGAGAGCTAAGAAGCTTATGGATAAAAGACTTGGGAGCTCAGAGGATTTCAAGAAGCAAGAAGAGGCGAGAATTGCAAAAGCTCGTGAATATTTTGGATTTAAACCCGGAACAGAGAAGGCGTAGGAATAAAAGGATTGATAAGTATTTGGAGATTTCAGAAATATCATTTGCCGTATTGAGAAGTAATCTTAACAAGATTGATTTTAATATGGGCGATGAGATTGAAATTGAATATACTTCTCGTTATGGGAATAAAAAGAAGCAAAGACTTAAAATTATAGAGCAGTCTTGGCCTCCGATTAGTGCTGGGAGAGAAGCCTATAAATATACATTTCTTAAAGGAGTCGCGATATGAACGATATACTAAGAGGGATAATAGATTTGACGGAGATTGAAGTTGCTGAGTTGAATCTTCTGAAGGAAAAGATTTTCATGAAGCAGGGCGATAAGCAGGACCTTAAACAGGAGTTCGAAATCAAAGCTAAGTTTTTGACTGCAGGAATACCCGCTTCATATTGGGATATTAGTTGGAAAGAATTTAAAGGCGACCCTAAGGCGAGGGATTTAGTCAAGAAATATTGCGACCATTTACCGGAGGCCCTTGAACAGGGACAGGGAATTATATTCTCAGGCCTACACGGAGTAGGCAAGACTACACTTGCTTGCCAGATAGGAAAGACTGCTTTAGAGAAAGGATTTACAGTCAAATATATTTCTATTGCGAGAATACTTGATTTGATTACTGAATCTTTCGACTCTAAAACGGCGAAGGAACGGCTTGATACCCTTATCGAACGAATCGAGTTTTTAATTCTCGATGACTTAGGCAAGGAATACAGGGGAGTCAGGGAACAGCTAACTCCTATGATGAATCTTAAGCTTGATTCTTTACTCCGTGAACGGTTGAATCGGATTCGCGTCACTATTGGTACTACGAATTATGATGTGGAGGCTATAAAGAATAAATATGGGGATTCCGTCTTGTCGGCTATCTACGGGTCCTGTAAATTGGTTGAGGTCACCGGCGCAGATTATCGGACGGTTAAGGGTGAATCATTTTGGGAGAATTTAAAGTAATGGATATTATTCAGTTTGAGCGTGATTTAATCCGTGGGTTGATTCGTGGACTCGATTCTCGCCGGCTTATGGCCCGGCTAAATATAGATTATTTTGAGACCCTTCAACTTAGGAAGATTTATCAAGCGATAGAAGATTATCATAAGAGATTTTCAGAGATACCTCAATCAGATATCCTTATCAACGAGCTTAAGAAAATAGGAGTTGATAAAGATGAACTTAATAATATGTCGGCTTTCCTTACTAAAGATGATAATATAGCTGAGGATAGATTCAAATATGCAATCGAGGAGTTAGAGAAGGCTTATATATCGCGGAAGTTAAAAGTCTCGATGAAAGAAGCCATCGCGTGGCTTGATAAAGGCGACCCTAAGAAGGCTCAGGATGTCCTTTTAAAAGATACTATTGATTTATCGAGTTTTGGCAGGGAGGTCAGGGTCCTTGATTTTGTAGATGATTTTGAAGAGAGAAAAAATGTATTATTAAAACAGCGCGACAACCCTGAAATGATTAAACAGATTTGTATTCCTACTGGCATTCAAGACCTCGACCCAGAGCTTGATGGCGGTCTCCGGAAAGGTGAACTTGGATTATTTTTAGCCCCTCCTGAAGGTGGTAAATCAATATCATTACAGGATATAAGCGTATCAGCTATGCTTCAGGGGTTTAAGGTGGCTTTAATTACCATAGAAATGACTCCGGAACAGACTGCATATAGATTAGATTCCCGGCTCACTGAAATGAGATATAGAAAATTTAGAAGAGCAAAGCTCACTGATGATGAAATTGCGGCCTGGGAGTCTAATGTAAAAAAGATGAAAGCTAATTCTCTTAAGATAATTGGAGTTCCTGAAGGATGCTCTTGCCGGTTAATTGAGTCAGAGATGGCTCGGATTCAAGGTTTATTCCAGCCTGATTTGGTCGTGGTTGACTATGCCGGGATAATGAGTCCGAATGAAGGGTCTTATTCAAGCACTATGGATTGGAAGTATGTCGGGTCCATATTAAGGAACTTGAAAGGGTTAGCATTGAAATGGAATATTCCCGTTTGGTCAGCAGCTCAGTTGTTAGTTCAGACTAAAGAGAAGAGTGAAGTTGCTTTTGTTGATATAGGTTTGGCAAGACAGCAGATAGCAGCGCACGTAGATATCGCTATAGCGATTATCCAGACCAGCCAGATGCGTGCAATGGATGAGACTAAATTGCAGTTTGTTAAATGCCGGGAAGGTTGCGATAACCGTATTATTAAGATAAAGAGTGATTATGATATTATCCGGTTGTCTGTAGGGGCCGGGGATAAGGAGAATCAATGATATTCTGGTTAGTTTTTATCGGTGGTTATTTCTTTTTCGGTAAAATCATAGAGCATTTTACTCCTCATAATTTTAAAGGATGGAACGCGTTGATATTAACATTAAGCTGGCTTGCGCTATGGACAGGAATTTGCCTTAAATTTTTTAAAGAATGAATAATTTAGATAGATTATTTGGATTTATTCTGGTTCTTGATGGCATATTAAGTTTGTTTCTTCCTGCTGATAAAAAGATATTGTGGCAATTAGGTAGGATATTAAGAATAGGAATTGGATTATATTATTTATTAAGGAGTAACTAAAATCAGACACGAAGATGTTATAGCAAAAGTCGATATTTTTAAGCTGTTGGATAAGCTTAAAATTGAAGGTAAAGTTCAGGGCAAAGAGCTTATGGCTTGTTGCCCGTTTCCTGAGCATATCGATAAAACTCCTTCATTTTCTATAGCAATATCAGGAGACCGGGTAGGAATGTGGCAGTGCTTTGGCTGTGGTTCAGCAGGAAATACACTTCATTTGGTTCAGCGTGTTTTAGGTGTTGAACGTGAGCAAGCCGAGAAACAGATTGCTAAATGGTTTGGGTTCCCTAATTCTATAAACTATCCTTCAACTGAAGAAATTTCTAAACTCTTGGATAGGAAGGTGGATGCTGAAGAGGAAGAAGATATTATCCGTATTCCTTTACCGAAAACGAATGACAGTAAAGAAGAAATAATTTCCTACCTTATGCAACGAAGGAATTATACCGAGAAGAAGGCTTTTGATATAATAAACTTTTTTAATATAAAATGGATGGATTCGGGCTATTATTCCGACAGGCTTATTATTCCTATTTATGATTCTTATGGTTCTCTCATTACTTTTGAAGCAAGAGATATGACAGGTAAGGCTGAAAAGAAAGCTCTATATCCGCGAGGTAGTCCGATGGCCCGGATGCTTTATAATAATCATAATCTTGAAGGCGGGCACGTTTGGATAACAGAAGGAATCTGGGACGCGATTAGGCTATGGAGTTTCGGAGAGCCCGCGATAGCAACTTTCGGAGCCCATTTAAGTAATCATCAGGCCCACATTTTAATCAGTAAATATTCAGATATATTCCTACTTTATGACGGCGATGAAGCAGGGAGAAAAGCTAAAGAACATGCTGGTGAATTATTGAAACCTTATATAAATGTCTATGAAGTAGGGTTGAGATATGGAGACCCGGATATTTTAACTAAAGAAGATTTTCGCGAATTGCTGAGACAATTAAACATAAGGAGGTAGGATGATTAAAGTTTTCAAGATTAAAGAACGGCCGTTAACTTTATCAGAATTGATTCAGGAGTCGGGTCTTGTAGGCAATAAGATTACTGATGAATATGAGATGAAAAAGAGACTTGCTCCTTGCGCTTGCGGAAGTCTTTCATTCGTTCTTTTGCCTATGCATAGTAAAGCCGTAAAAGAGGGTGGTAAACGATATATGTTTTGCCTTGATTGTGGGGCGACTACCCATTTATAGGATATAGGGTAGTTTAAGGCGAGTTCGTTAAGCTCCGATGCCCTGGTAACGAATTTGAAGGGAAGAATAACTATGGCGATGAAAAGCAAACAGAAAGAGCCAAAAGGCCCTAAAGTAAGCAAGTTTGAATATCCGGAGCGATGTTTTAGCTGTTCCGGGCCCTTAGAAGAAGGCTATTGTCCTAAGTGTAATAGGAAACATTCAGCATCAAGGACTTAAGATATTTTGATGGGTAACCCGTTCTCTTGGCTATAATAAGATAGAAAGGAGACAGATAAAATGGGGACATAGATCGGAAGAG